ATTGAACCTGAATCTCTTAAATCTGATAGTATCGGTCTATGTTCTTGTCTCTGTTCTGATGACCGTGAAAGTTGAGATAAACATATTACTGGTACATTTAGCTCTTTGGCGATGATCTTCAATTTACGAGTAATCTCTGTTATTTCTTGCACACGTGACTCTTTCGATTTAATGGGTGATATTAATTGTAAATAATCAATAAATATAGCGCCTATATCCTTACAATTTTTAGCCTTAGCCTTTATTTCTTGTACATTTATATTACTCTGATCGTCGATTATCAATTGATATGAAGATATTTTTTCTAATGCATCCTTCAATATTATCCAATCTTCATTACTCAAAAATCCGTTTTGTAACTTTTCTATTTCTATTCCAGACTCCATAACTAATAATCGAGTACTCAACTGTTCTTTGCTCATTTCAAGACTAAAGAATAGTGTTTTATATTTTCTAGATATAGCCTTAGCAATATTCATAGCAAAACTCGTTTTCCCCATTCCTGGTCTTGCTGCTAAAAAAATTAAATCACTCCTTTTCAATCCACCTAATACATAGTCTAAGTCCTTGAAACCTGTAGATATGCACTCGGAACGTTGCCCAGAGAAAGCGGAATCAATAGCTTGATATAAAGTACATGTTGGCTGAGTTTCTAATCCGTTTTGTATTTCTTCAACTGCACTGTTTATCTCGTAAAAAATTCGATCTAGATTTTGGGAGTTCTCAAGATTACTTTGGATATTTTCTGATAGTCTTAGCAATTCTCTTAGTTTGAATTTTTCCTTTACTATGTTCGCATATTTTGTTGCCATAGACATAGAGGGCACAATTTTCACAGCGTCCAACAAATATGCTTTTATCAATTTGGTATTTAAATTGATATTTGTCGGCATCTTATTTAAAATTGTGACAAAATCTATTTTCTCGCCATTTTCAAACATTTCCAAACAACATCGATATATCGCTATATTTAGTGGATCATAGAAATATAATGGCGTTGGGATTATATTTATAATGCTATTTAGATAATTAGATTCAAGCACTATTGTGCCAATTACACTTTGCTCTGCTTCTAAATTATACAGATTATCTTTCATTTTTATTATCCGTTTCTATGTGTATCGATACATCTATATGGTGCTTTTTGTCAGGTATCCCTTTTATTTTTTTTACTAATCCAATTATTTGGTCGACGCAGAGCAAAATTACTAAAGCCAATAGCATATATAATACAACTTGTTCTTCCATAGCATACTCCTTTTTACTAAATGATGATATTATTTTATAGCAAAATATAAAAAAAGTCAAGTGTATATATGCTTTTTACTCTTTTAATTATTATTTTCATGATATCATATAAGTGCATTATTATTTCTTGTGGTGGTATTTTGAAGATTAAAGATTTATTCCAAACGATTGGCTACAATGTAGACGCTTTCATTAATCATACTGGTACAATCAAAAATTATATTGCTTGGTATTATGGGATAGTTGAATCATTTCACCGTTATTATATTTTCAATGGTGATCGCAAGATTTTTAAAAATAGATATTCTATGGGGATGCCAAAACAGATATGTGAAGATTTTGCTGATCTCCTTTGCAATGAAAAAACTAAAATTTCTATTTCTAATGAAGACTCATCTCGTAAATTAGGAAAAATTCTTGAAAAAAACCATTTTTATCTTAAGGCTAATCAAGCTATAGAAAAATCGTTCGCTTTAGGATTTGGTGCTTTTGTATTGTCGGCTGACTCTAGATTTGGAATCAAAATTCAATTCATTACTGCTGATAAGATTATACCGTTAGAATATGATAACAACTTTATAACTGAATGCGCTTTTATGTCAGATTTGTATGATATAAGAGGCGAAAAAATAAGATATATTCAGGTACACAAGAAGAATGAAGATGGCAATTATGTAATACTTAATTATCGGTTCTTTGTATCACCTGATGGTGAGATGACTCCTTCGCAGATTGATAATTTGCCAGAAGTTATAGAAACAGGCTCTGATATCCCCTGGTATACTATAATTAGACCTAATGTTGTAAACAATTTAGATATGAATTCTCCTTTCGGAATTCCTATATATATAAATTCACTAGATGTTATAAAGTCCCTAGATATAATGTATGATTCATTTGTAAACGAAATTCATTATGGTCGTAAACGTTTGTTTGTGACTTCTGATGCTTTAAAGGTTAATTCTGCTGGACAATTACGAAATGCTTTCGACCCGAATGATGTTATATTCTATTTGCTAGAAAACAATATGCAAGATTCAAATTATGCTTCTGGAAAGTATGTACAAGAAGTCAATGGTGAATTGCGTGTCAACGAGTTAAGAACAGCAATCCAAACTAATTTGGAAATATTGTCTCTTAAATTAGGATTTGGGAAAAGTTACTACAAATTCGAAAATGATGGGCAAATTATGAAAACAGCAACTGAGGTTATGGCTTCACATTCTGAACTATATAATACTATCCACAAACATGAAATTTTACTAAATGATGCGTTTGTAGAATTAGTGAAAGGAATTCAATATATTTCGAAAACTATTTTTTCCGAAAATATTGATGGTGACATTTATGTAGACTTTGACGATAGTGTAATTGAATCTGATTCTACTAAACGTGAACAGGATAGAAAAGATGTTGAAATGGGTGCAATGTCTTTAGCTGAGTATAGGTCGATTTGGTATAATGAATCAATTGAACAGGCACGACGAATGATTGTTGATAAAAATAAGACCGTCGATAAGAATATGATTAACAGTAATACTAGTTGACAACTTATATTGATGCGATGTAATGGTGGCATGGCTCATTCGCAAGTTCATTACTTATAATTTGTAGATTATTACAACAACCACATTAGCGGTGTGGCCGCTTTTCTTATATTCGCTTATTTGAATGACAAGAAAAGTAAATTCAATTGTTCTAAATAAAAGTGGTGATTCATAATGGCTAATAAAAGTCTAATTAACGCTAAAAAGGCCAAAAATGACGAATTTTTCACTCAATTATCTGATATTGAAAAAGAACTTAAACATTTTAAAAGCCATTTTAAGAACAAAATAGTTTTTTGTAATTGTGACAACCCTATATATTCAAACTTTTGGAGATACTTTCATCTGAATTTTGGCCTTCTAAAATTAAAAAAATTAATAACTACTCATTATTCTAAAGAAATTCCTTCGTATAAGATGGAATATTCTGGAGGTAATGATTCAGATTGCAATATCGGTATAAAAACTCCTTTGATTGAAAACGGTGATTTTAGAAGTCTGGAGTGTGTCGAATTGCTTAAACAATCTGATATTGTTGTTACTAATCCTCCTTTTTCTCTTTTTCGTGAGTATGTTGCCCAATTAGTTGAAAATAATAAAAAATTTATTATTATTGGTAATATTAATGCTATCACATATAAAGAAATTTTCCCCTTAATTAAAAATAATAAATTATGGTCTGGATATAGTTTTAATAAAACTTTTGAATTTTCAGTACCTGATTATTATGAAACTTCTAAATCAACAAGAGTCGATGAAAATAATAGAAAAATTGTAAAAGTACCATCAATATGTTGGTTCACCAATTGTTCTATTCCAAAACAACAAGAACAGCTCCATTTAATTGAAAGATATAGCCCAGAAAAATATCCAAAGTATGATGATTATGATGCAATTGAGGTTTCTAAGGTTACAAATATACCTCAAGATTATGATGGTTTAATGGGGGTGCCGATTACATTCTTAAAAAAGTATAATCCCAAACAGTTTGAGCTTGTTGGTGAAGCCAATCATGGCTCGGATAATTCATTTGATTTATTTAAGCCGACAATAAACAGGAAACTAAAATTCAAGAGAATTTTAATCCGCAATAAAAAACCGATGGGAGCAATGATAAGTGGAAGCAAGTGACCTTATACTAATTTCTAAAACTTTGTACAACTTACTTGACAACTTACTTGACAACTTAGTTCGTTATGATATAATTGGTGCAGGATACCGCTTAAGCGGTTAGTCCGTTCAGAACTTTGGTGCACGACTCGTTCGCGAGTTCATCTAAGAATTAGTTAACGTTTCTTTCGACGACCACGCTTCCTTCGTGGGCGTCTTATTAATTTCAGTATCTCTTGTTCTACAAAGCTTTCAATCTTTTTACAATTCACTTGACGACTTAGTTTTTTGTGATATAATGGTAGCGTGACTTGGTCACGGGCTTATATTTTGATTATTATGATATAAACTACCGTAGTTTCAGTACGGTAGCTTTTCTTATATTCCAAAATTTGGATTATTAAAGAGATCAATTCAATAAAAAGCATGAACCAATCAATCATGTTATCACCTCAATCCCCAACTAAAACACAGTTGAATTGAAAAGCAATAAACCCGTACTCCAAAGTCACGCTTTCTCATTCTACAAAACTTTCAATCTTTTTACAATTGAGGAACTGGCTAATCTCGTTAAAACAGTTTATGAGTTATGCACTCGTTAAACAGCATATATTTTAGGAGCTGACCTATTAACAGCGGAGGATTTTATGGATAGTAATATTGAAGAAAAAGAATTACCTACTAATGATGAGAACACTATTGAACAAATAAAAGAAGATACTAAATTCGACTATAGAAAAGCACGTGAGGAACGTATTATCCGCAACACTGAAAAACGAATACTTAAAGATTTAGGCGCCGATTCTTTCGATTCGATCAAAGAAACACTTAAAAATCATCGTAGTGTTTTGAAAGAACTTGAAGACCAAAGGAACAATGGAAGAAAGTTAAATGTCTTTTCGGAAGGATTTGACGATCAATTCGTTGATTTTGTTACTCACGATGTCGGAACTCATTTAAAAGAAAATGAGAAATTTGAAGATGCGTTAAAAAAATACAAAAAAGAACATCCACAGTTTTTAAGAGGTAATTCTAAAGTTCAATTCAATACTTCCCCCACTTTTGAAAACAAACCTATTACACAATCTAATCATTCAAAGATGAATGACTTTTTTAGAGGAAAAATTTCTAGTATTTAAAGGAGATTAAAATGGCAGATTTTATTAATCGTACTTCAGCACAAGCACTTATACCCCCAGAAATATCGCGAGAAATTATACAGGGTGCTTTGAGATACTCTGTAGCACTTAGAATTTTCAGAAGAACACGTAATATGTTACGTGATGAGTTATTAATGCCCGCTCTTTCCATGTTGCCTCAAGGTGGTTGGCTTAACTCTGATAATGCTATTAAACCTTTGACAGCTCAAGCTTGGGAAATGGTTGAAATGTATGCAGAAGAATATGCTGCTCGTGTTATCATCCCAGACAACGTAAGGGAAGACGCAGCATATGATATGTGGGGAGAAATTTTACCAAGACTTTCTGAAGTTTATGGTAAAGCTTTTGACCAGGCTGTATTTATGGGAATTGATAAGCCACGTAGATTTAGATCAGATATAGTTACTGCATGTTATCAGGCAGGAGCTGTTGTACAGCAGACGACTAATATAAACAATGATATTAACAATGCTCTTAGTTTAGTTGAACAAAGTGGCTACAATCCAACAGCATTAGTCGCCGGTGTAGGAATGAAAGCTAAATTTAGAATGAATGTTGACAGTATTGGGCAGCCAATCTGGTTTCCGTTCATTGAAGCTTTAGACAAATATTATCTTGACAACGGTGCATGGGATGACAGCAGAGCATTATTGATAGTTGGTGATTTCCAACAAGCTTTGTATTCTGTTCGTGAAGATATGTCTGTTCGTATTTCCGCTGATGCCGCCACAAATATGTCAGATGGCTTGCACTCTATGTTTGATGAAGATAGTCAGGTCATGCGTGCGAAATGGAGAATTGGTTTTGCTATTCCAAACCCAATCAATATATTGAATCAAACAGGTTCAAGATTCCCGTTTGCTATTATTGCTGCCAATCCACAAACTTCAACTTACACAGTTACTTTCACTGTTGTTGATGGTACATCGGCACCTGTTGAAAACATCAAAGTTAAATTTGGTGGTATGACTGCTAAGACAAATGCAAGTGGTGAAGCGACTTTTGTTTCACAGCCAAATCAAACCTACTTGTACACCGTATACAATTCAAATGGTACAATTTACAAAAAAGATCAGGTCTCTGTTACTAATTCGAATGTTGCAATATCTGTAACTTTGGACTAGTATTGACAACTTTTAGCAAAAAGGTATAATAAAAGCAGGATACCGCAATTGCGGCTAGTCCTTAAGATGCATTTTTAATATGATTGCCTAATTCTCACACCTTAGGCAGTTATTTTTTCATGATTTTATAGATCACTATAAAAAGTATTACTACTAATAATAGGTCCATATTCATATTCATCACCTCCTTTTGGGAGAGTGACTAACCGCCTTGGACATCCTGCCTCTTTATTATACAAAAATCTAAAACTTTGTACAAAAGGGGGATTTATGGCAGATTATCAATCTTCACATTCAGGGCAAGAGATTGATACCGTTGTAACAACGGTTTTGAATGGTACTAGTGGTATTCAAGGCGTGAAATTAAACGGTGTTGATATCACTCCCGATTCTTCCAACAAGGTAAATATTTCTACATCTGATTTTTTTACTTCTGGTACTTTTACACCTGATTTGGTTTGCGTTGGCCCTACTCCTACTCAACCACAGTGCACCGGAACTAAGACTGGATATTACTATTTGATAGATAAGTTATGTTATATTAGCTTTTTTATGAGTTTGACAATGACTAATAAAGGATCAGGAACTTACCAGATTGCTCATCTTCCTTTTACAGCTTCGAACGTTGTTCAAGAATATGGGTTATCATTCAATGGTTTCAACTTTAGTAACAGTTTCGCATATGTTCCAACTATTACCATGCATGTTATGGGGGGGACT